AGATTACCTGTTTCACCCGGGTCGCTAGAAAAGAGAGCCAAGTGTAATCCCTGAAAGTGTGACTCATAAAGCCCTCGCGAAAAGGCAACATTGAGCAACGCCTGTTGTGTTTCCGTAGTAAATGAACCTGTGAGTGCCATATTATCCTTATCCTAATCTTATCCTATTGCATGGAGTCAACTTATGCGACAGTTCCGCTAAATTCACCTGATGATGTCGACCCACCGCTAGACCCGGACCCAGACCCCGTACTCGACCCGGAAAATTCACCTGATGAAGAGGAGGAGCCTTCCCCACCGGACTCGCTGGAACCACCGGAACCGCCGCCACCACCGCCGCCGCCACCACCACCGGAACCACCGCCGCCACCGGACTGTGCTGTGGTCACGACGCCCGCACGAGGGGTTAGTATCACACGAAGGAGGGCTGCTCCCGTGGCCTTTTCCTCTAGGGCAATGCCAATCTGGCGACCGGCCGTACTCCCAAAGCGGCTTGCGTCAGTCACGTAAACGGAATCCCCTGTGGCCACCGTCCCGCTTACATCATGACGAACAAGCGCGATGCCGCATGATGATAAAAGCTGGATATCGACACCCGTATTGGAAACCGCATGGGAGCCGGCATCGCATAGAGCGACCCCTATGGCCCTCTCCTTGACGATTCCCACCTTAAGTGGCTCAGCTTGGCCCTGGTCGTTTACATAAATATAATCGCCGGCATATAGGCTTTCTGGGCCAGCTGGAAGGGAAATTACCCCATTGGTATTCATTTCTTAAATCTCCCCAGCTTATCTTCCCTTCCATAAAGCGCTCCGCCGGGTTGCTTGCGATGCCCTTTACGCTTCCCCTTTTTCAGCGAGGCCCTGTACCCAGACTTGTAGACTGGTGCGCGCTTAAGGCCGAAAATGGCGGGAGGCAAAGTCCTCCTCCTACCACCTAGACCTGGAATATTTTGTAAAACCTGTGAGACAAGAGAAGTCTTCGGGGTGAATTTACCATCCTTCCAGACGCCCGGTACTGCCTTCCGCCTCGAGTGCTCCTTGCCCCGTGATGTCTTCCTCTTCACCGTCACAAAGCCCACGCCGAGTTTTTTCCCATAGCGCGCCTCTATTTTCTTCATGCCCTCCCTTGTATGCCGAGCCGCGGGGCCTTTTTTGTTTTGCCAGTTTCTCTTCCCGGAAGGAAAAAGCTCTTCGTTCGCCTGCTGGCGGGCGATCCATTCCTGACGGGACAGCTTAGGGCCTCGATTCTTTTTTTTCTTCTTCTTGCGGCCTTCGGTATACCTTTCATAACCGTGGGACACCATCTCATCAATCTCGCCCTTGCCTCTTTTACGAATTGCGGCGATCCTGTCCTCATAATATTTAGGGATATGCTTGCGCCTCTCATTCTCGAGATAGCCGGCTCCCACCAAGGCGGCTCCCGCTAGGGAAGCCTTCTTCTTAAAGGCATCGGACTGCTCTTTATCTCGCTTCATTGAACTGGATATTGAAAGCCTCTAGGAAACTATTCCCCTTTTGGGGCCTTTTTTTCCTTGGCTTTCTTTTTGTGCCAGCCGCCTCCGACTTTAAGCTCCTTGCCGCGGAACGCTCTTGGGATACTTTCTTCATTTATATCTGGTGTTAAATACCTGCTGCTCTTTGTCCGCCTTGACTTGCTTTTGATGGAACCGGACCTCACGAGCCCCGTGAAAGTGCGGTTTTTACCGACCCTATGGGCCAGGACGCTCGCGATGGGAAGTGCCGTGGCCGTGGCTGCCCACATCGCATCGCGGTTGCCCTTGCGCTCATGCCACTTCTTCTTGCGGCGCTCACGCCTTCTTCCCTTGTGGTGAACCCTTACGGAACTCCCGGTTTCGCGGCTCGTATACCAGTCATTATCAAGCTCAAGAAGCCCCTCTCTCGAGGAGAAAATATTTTGGATGACGTCCTTTAGTGTCGTCCCTTTCTTACGAGCAATAGCCTGGGCAAGGGCAACCGTACCGATTGCCGCAGTACCGATTGCGGCATCCTTTACGGCACGCCGCTCCCATACCCTCTTCCGTCGCTTATTGGTTCTGATGCCCTGGCGAGCCTCATTAATATCCCGTGCCGTATCTCCAATAAAGCGACCCTGCTTGGCAATCCTCTTACCCTTGTTCGCAATTCGTTTGCCCTGTTTGAGGTGCTCCTGCCAATCATCGGAAAACAAAAAGTCAGCCAAAGCCTTCGCGTCCTTCTTTTGCTCCACGGCCTCAAATAGCCACTTGCCCCCACCTAGCTTCTTGTACTTATTGAGGGCAACTCGCCACTTTGGCCATTTATCCATCTTGGCCCGCCTCTGCTTTTCAAGAGTCTGGCCGCGGCGTTGCTTTTTAATTGACCTAGCCTTCTTATCGCGCGCCACCTGTTCACCGGTTTTTATCGGTATAGGCCCCACCTTGAGCCCCTTTCGTCTAATGCTTTTAAGAGTCTGGCCGACATCCTCAGCGGTCTCCCCGCCCTTCTTCGCGCTAGACATTAGGGCTTGAGTAACCCCACCAAGCGCGGCTAGGCCACCACCTACGGTAGCTAACTGGGCAGCACTATCGAGCTTACTACGCTTCTCCTGCTCTTGCTCTTGCTCTGTATTTCTTTCCTCTTTCATAAAGTTTCTCCGCTCCATGACCCAATCCGGCTCCGATAGCGACCTTCAGCGCAGCCCTGCCTTTGGTGGCCCGTAAAAAGCCCGCTGGTCGGTTTCTTGAATCATATAATGGTACTTTTCTAGACTTGTAAGCCTTGGGCTGCCGGTCTGCTCTATTTTTCAATTCATCCTTGAGGAAGAATCGACGATGCACCCTGCCCTTCTTGTCCTTATAGCGGACTTCACGCATAGAGTCTTTGTCAAATTCTCCCTTGCCCCACTCCCTCAGGCGCCGTCCCTTTTCGTCCTTCTTCGGCATTACTGGCTTCAGGTCCCCGACACCAGTTGAACGATCCTTGAATTGTTTATGCCGGGTCTTCACATCGCGCAGGTATTGGTTTCCTCTTATTGCGCCAAGGGTCGCGCCGGCAGCCACCGCGGGAGATACAGCCGCCTCATCCTTGTTCTTTTTTTGAAAATAAAGAATATTATCCAGCGTTTCGTTGAGCTCCTCTTGGCGACGCATCCAGTTTTTCCTTCTCTTGCTCTGTGCCCGAAGATAGGCGTTCGCGAGGTCCTGGGACTGCTTCTCCTCGGCCTGCTTACGGGCCTTACTCTGAAGTGATTTACTTTTCCCCGCAGCGGCGGCTTGGTCGGCGGCACGCTTACCTGCGCCTTCTATCACCGGACGAGAACCACCAATAGGCACTACCCCATGGGGATAGTCATAATTATCCGCACTGATCGTCATGCCGGGCTTTTTTGACTGGGGTGCTCTCGGTGCTCTCTCCGTGGCCGATATATTTTTAGCCCCGGCCCTCAGGGCCCTGGACTGCCTCCCTCCTTTTGCCTTCTGGGTGGCGCTTTGTGCCCTTCTGGTAGCCGCGGCCACGGCCTGCTGGTTGGCCTTGGCCACCTCCTCTCCAGCCGTGCCCCTTAATGGGAGATCACGCTGGACTACTTTCTTTGTATCCGGGTCAAGGGTAAGACCCGTGGACTCAACCTCCTTCGCAGGCTCGAAGACCGAGCCACGCCCACTAATTTGCCCCGCCGTGGCCTTGGATGCTGTCTTGTATGGGATATCTTCGCCCTCGGGGATTTTAACCTTGGGTGGATTTTGTTTCCCACCGAATATCTTCGTCATCCGGGAAGCAGGCTTCGCCCTCACCGGGGACTTTGCCATTAAGTCTGATTTTCTCACTTCCGCCCGGGCAAGCTTCCGCGCCTTATATGCGGCCGCCCTAGCGTCCATGCCCCCATCCATCAGCTGATTCTCCAAGTCCTGTCGGATTTGGTCATATGCCTGCTGCCTATCAGCCTCCTGGGCTCGTCGTTGATTTCTCTTCTTGGTCGCCTGGCCCTTGACAGGAGCATTGATTCTTCCAAGAAGAGATTTCCTCTGGTTTTGGTATTCCGTAAGGAATTTCTTCTGCTCACTAGGACTTAATTTCGTAATTCCAGGACTACCATCCGTCCCGGACCTCCACTTGTCTTCTAGCCCCAGCTTCTTTAGCGTGGCCTGTTTCGCTGTATTTTCCTGAGCGGCCGTGAGCGCCTTCTGTGTCCCCCTTCCTCCCAGCCATGCCTCCATCACATCAGATTGCTTCATGGCGGACCGGCTCGCCTCACGAGCTGCCTTTTTGCGCCTAATTCCCTGTCCTGCCCTAGTCTCCTTATACGCACCAGCGAGATTCTGCTTGTCGCTCGCTGCTTGGCGGCGCATCTTATCGCGGTTTTGGGACTCAACGCCTTCAATTACCCGCCTCGCGGCACGCTCGTTCGTAACGGATGGAACCCTTATTTTCTCACCAGCGGCTTCTGCTATCTTCTGGGCCTTCTTCTCCGTCTTTCCCTCGGCTATCGCCTTTTTATATGCCTGGCGCATGGCGATTCTGCGCGGCTGCTCTAGTTTCCTCTGGGACTTCTTGGAAACGGGAGTATCGACAATCTTGCGCTCCGTGCCGAACTTATCCGCCTCGGAGCCAATTGCATAACCCAGGGCGCCACCCGCGGCCACCCCTTTTGCGGCTCCCTTTTTACCCTTCTTTGGTTTGGGATGATAAAACTTGTCAGTCGGGAAGGACCCAGCCTTACGATACCTGCGGGTAACACGGTCCTTGCTTGCTTGGCCAAGGGCCTCGTTTACACCCTCTCTGGCCTTTCTTGCCTGTTTTATTAATCTAGCTAGGGACTGTTTCATTGCGATTTGGTCTGGGCGGCCTGCTCAGCCGGTGGGGTCTGGGCGGCCTGTGCAGCCGCTACTTGCTGGTTTTGAAATTGCGAGGGTGTCAATCCCTGCTCCTCGGCAGCCAATTGCTCACTAAAGCGGTCAAACTGCTCCTGTCCGCCCTGTAGCCTACGAACCAGGAGGTCCAGAGGTACGCCATGCTTCTTGGCAGTATCACGAAGGTGGGAAAGCTCCTTGGCCAGTTTTTCAGTCTCCTCCTGGAAATCCAAACCCATTTCACCATAAATAGTCTCCTGGGTCTTCAGGCCGGCATCCAAGAGGGAAAGGTTTGCCTGAACCTCATGGCCGAGATCAGCCGTTATCTGAGAATTGAACTGCCACCTACCCTTCCGGTAGTTCGCATGGGGTGGGAGGTCCCCAAAGGCTATCGCCCGGCCGATAACAGAATCCCTCACCTTATCGAGCACCTGCTCGGTAAGCAATGTCTGATGACGCATGAAAGCCCTCTGGGCCTGCTGCACCTCAAGGCGCGCGGTCGCCCCGCCAAATGCACTCATATCCCAAACAAATGCAAAGGGGAGGTTTAGGCCATTTGCCATCTCACGCACCAAGGTCGTCACGAAGCCATTGAACGTGGGACTTGGGCGTGATCCAGTCGGGAACATGTTGACCTGGTCCCCTGGGGATAGCCGTAGGATTTTGCCGGCCTCAATCTTCTCGAGCTTCATGTCCTTCGGTTTGCCAAGGCTATCCGTCGGTACCTTTGAAGTCCACTTATCCGGCCCCTGGTCGTTCTTGGTGATGACGCCGGCATGGGCCGACCCCCACTTCACGGCCTGCTTCTCCATCTTTAGGAGTTCATATAGGTCCTTGGCATGGGGGATGGCCGTCTCAAATGCCGTGATCCCTCGATATTGGTCAGTCCGCAACGGGTCCATGTAGTGGATGAAATTTGATGCCGGTATATCACGGGCGTCCTTGTACTGCCCATGAATCGTCCGCTTGAAAATCTTGTATGTCAATGGTTGCCCATAGTCGTTGATGGTCACTCCACCGATGTAGTTGTCCTGCTTCTTCCCAAGCTCATTGGGATTACCAATTCTGTCAGCCTCAATCGACTGTAGCTTGATATCCTTCCCAACCGTCACTAGGGCCAGTCCGACATCTCCATCTCGACGCATGGCCATGTGGGCCAACTGGACTAGGTGGCGAAAGGGGTAGCGGCCCGTGATATCGCACTTCTTCTGCCAGCTATTGAAATACTCCTCGTATGCCTGGTCGATCAGAGGGTCGCCGGTCTGTGACTGGTAGCGTAGGGAGCCACATACGTACATGCTCTCCTTCAAGAGGATGCTTTTGAAGAAGCTATAGTTTTGCACGAGGTTCCGTGCCTCCCACATCATCTTGATGCGGTCACGTTGATTCGAGAGCGATTCCGAGGCCGCCGTGGACAGGCTATGCCCGGCGGTCTCATGCGCCCGGGTCATCTTTGCCGCATCGTAGGCGAACTCGAGCCGGTCCTGGTGAAATTTCCTACGCAAGCCCCACTCAGGGCTTATGAAGGCGATGGTCTTGTCTAGAAAAGTTGGTTTTGCCATTAGTAGTTCCCGCTGAAGTCCACGTATGTCGGCTCCAAGTAATCGTTTCCGCTCCTCTCTCGCCTTACCTCCGCCAGGGCACGTAGACGTTCCTCAACGCTGGTAATGCTCCTTTGGTAGGACTTCCCTCCGACACTTTGAGCCAAATACATATTTTTGGCCTCTTCTTTTTGTGTTGCAAGTTCCTTTTCGATTTCTTCTTCTGAATAATCTCGGTAGATAATTTTCCAGTTCGCCACGCTCATACAGGAAGAAATTATGTCAACATTATTAGAGGGTAGGGTAGATTTCGACTACGATAGCATCGATTTCGATTTCGAGAAACTTGATGCGGATGACGTCATCTCCCAGATGCCCGAAGTCCTTCAGGAATTCATTAAGGAAAAGATTCGCAGGGAGGTGCAGGATGCCCTCACCAGGGTCATCGCCTTGATTTACGATTCAAACAATTACCGGCTCAAGGTCGCGACCATCGTATGCGCATTTGGGCTTCCATTATTCTTGGGTCGCTCCATGAGGGAGATTGCAGAAATGCACGGAGTCACCAAGCAAGCACTATCTAAAAGTGTGAAATTATTTCAAAAAACTTTTGGACTCCCACCGGTTAGGGGCCAAAAATCATTAGCCGCTTGTAAGGCATATAGAGAAATACAACTAGAGAGAAACAGGAAATGAGTACGGCAACTGAACGCAAAATGGAGTCCTTAACACAAGAGGGGGGCGTATCCATCATAGAAAAGAATATCGCGGAGGAGGAGATGGCAATTGTAGCTGTCGACGATAAGGCGGCACAAATTAAAGAGGCTCACGAAGCCGGCATTAAAGCAATGGCTGGCTCCTTGCGGCATTTTGCCCAAGCTGGAGAAATACTCGCTAAGGTCCGTGATGATTCTAATGACTTCTCTGCCTGGTGCAGAGATAACTTGGACTTCAATAGGAAGACGGCATATCAATATATAAAGCTCCACGAGCTGTGTGAGGCTGGGAAAATCGACCTGGCGTCAGGGAAATTCACCTCCCTTCGCCAATGCCTCGGTATCGACCATGACGGGGAGAAGTCCACCTACCAGGAGAAGAGGCAGGCCGACATGCGGTTTGAATCAATCCCCGGCCTTTGCGCCAAAATCGAGCAATTCTTCAAAAAGGCCACCAGCATTCGCTCCATGGAAGAGTGGTCGAGCGACGAGAAGAGGATTCTCAAGGATAACCTCCGGGTCGTCGTCGATATTTATGAGACCCTGGCCTGACAGGCACCAGTCCGCCCTTTATATGGGTAGTGGCGTTTTAGACCACTACCTATATAAGGACTGGTCCAATCTTTTTTAGCTCAATGGGCCGTTAGCTCAATGGTTAGAGCAGGGGACTCATAATCCCTTGGTTGCAGGTTCAAGTCCTGCACGGCCCATTACTCCACCCCAATGGTTCCTGTGACCAACGCGGCAACCATTATCATGCACTCGCAGTCCCAGTAGTGGTTGGGCTTCCTCGGCTTGTTCACCCACTTGTAGGTGACCTTGCCGTAGGTATCCACGATTTCCTCGCGATGCTCCGCCGACATCTGCCCCACGTAATCTCGGGTTATATTTTCCGGTATCTCCCACTGGGGCCCGATGCCCCGTTGGTATTCAGAAAGCAAATCCTTAATTGCGGGATTTGAAAAAACAAAGAGGCGAACAGGGCGAACCTGCCCCTGCAAAGACGTCCCCATTGCGGGGTCCACCAAGGTATCCTTATATGGCTGTCTCACTCCATCCACTACGAAGTATTGGAAGTCATCCCCCTTCATGGGCTTCCACGCATACCCGCTCTTGGTAACTTCATTGTAGATATTCGTAGCATTATACCCCGAATCTATTACTACATCATCATCGTCTACACCTAGGAATGTAATCTTCTCACGCAGTGAGGAAAAATCAGGAATCTTCCCATAGTCAATGAGCCTTGATGCACCGCCTTTTCCAAATGACCTACATACATAAAAAAGATGGTCCTTCTGGACATCCACACCCAAGAACCTTCTAGTCTCGGAGGGCCACGTATCAAGAAGCTTGTAGGACCCCTGTCTGTCACTAGACCAGTCACCTTGATTACCCCATTTGAGGCGATCCTCCCATGGCTGTCCAAGGGATTCGCAGATGAAGGTCTTCAGCGGCTGTGGGTCGCCCCATGAGAGGGCTTTCTTGGCAGCCAGAAACTCTTCAACAAGCTCTTTCCAGCGAACCCACGTAGGTAGAATGGCGCTCCAGGTGTAGCTTTTTCTTGAAATGGGCGCGCTTTCATTCGCTGCGATCCACTCCCCTTCCCTGGTCAGCCTTCTTCGCTCCGGGGGAGTGTCATATGTTTTATACGAGCACATGGGGCACTCCATCCTTATCGTTTCACCCAGGGCATCAAAATTATACCGGCCAAAAGGCTTGGTAACCTCATTGGTGTCCCATTTCATATAGTCCATGCTCAGCTCATGCCTCTCCTTGCACTGGGGGCATTGGACATACCAAGACTGCTGGTCGCCTTTCAGGAACTCCTGGTGAACAGAATCGTGCTCCAGGTCCGGCGTGCTTATGATACACTGGCGGGCATTCCAAAAAGTCCTGGTTCGTTTTAAAACCATTGGGAGCGCGCCTGGGGGCCAGTTCCGAACCTCGTCCAACAAAAGCCACCTCCGGGGCTTGGACTGTAGCTTTGATGGAGCATTCGACCCCACGATTTCCAAAGTCATATGAGGAAAGAAGATTTCCTTAGCCTTGGCTAGCTCTCTCGATTTCGGTATCATCTTCTCCACCGCCGGACACGCCTTCAGGGAGGGCATCATCCTCTCCTTTGCGAACTTCAGGGCCTCGTCCTCATTGGAGGTCACCCACATACATGGGCCGGGATCTTCGGATATAAGCCAACATAGGCACGCGATCATTGATTCGGTCTTCGCGCTCTGGGCAGCGCACATGATCGAGATGGTGCGGACCCGGTTGTCCGCGAAGTCGGACATGAATCCCCTTACCCAGGGAGAGTTATCAGACCTCCATTTCCCCGGAAAGGGTGAAACAGCGACCTTGAAGTTATCCTCAGCCCACTGCCAGGGTGGGCGCCTGTCTGCTGGCTTCCACGCTTCACGCGCGGCTTTTTCCACGATATTCATGCTTCCAGTAAAAAAGCATGATACGTGGAGTCAAATATTATGCCATCTCTCTTCGGCCTGCTAAATAGCCGGCGCCACCAAGCGCGGCGCCACCAAGCGCGGCCACCACGGCGGCCTTACCATGGCGCTTAGTAAGAGACTTCATGAGGGATTTCTTCTTGCGATAGCCCTTTGCACTTCCATGAATGGGAGTGACCTCCACCGGACCCTTGTTTACCCGTACGCGTACATACTCCTTGGGGAGTGGCCCTTCCCCGGAGCGGGTCCAGGGTCCAGGGGAGCGACCGCGACGACGACGAAGGTCGTTTAGCTTCAAGGCGGCTCGTACTCCTTCATCCGTCCGCGTGTGGGGGGCTACCCTCTCTCTGTGGGCTCCCGGACGAAATTTCTTATCCTTATACGCAAATTCAAGAAGTGAATCAAGTTGCTCCCCAAGCTCCACCAACCGCGAAAGTTTTTCACCCTGGTAGACCATACCGGTCTCAGACCGAGTGGCGGTTGGATTGAAGCGCCAGTTGCTCCGCTTGCTAGCTCGCTGTCGGGCATATTCCATCCCATCCCTTCGGCGCCTCTTACGAGAGCCTGTGAGCCCTAGGGCCTCCCCTGCAGGATTTGGGTACATGGCTAGCGGGCGTAACGGAAGGCTTTGGCCGCGGAGCCGAGTATTCCACGAGGCTTCTTGAACCCGCGACGCTTATATGCCTTTCCGGCGGCCTTTCCAGCGGCAGCAAACCTGTCACGGTTGGCATAGCCAGCTGCACCAGCACCAGCCAGGGCGGCTCCTGTGGCAACCTTGGGCAGGACGCCACCACGGCGCTCCTCGGGGTCATTTGAAAATTCAGTAGCAAGATGCTCCCCACGGGCTAGGATCAATTCATCCAGTTTCTCATCAAGGGCAATAATGCGTTCGGCAAGTTGTTGTTCGTTCATATTAATTTACTCCATGTCAACTAAATAACCGATTTAGGGCAGACGTACTCATGCGTTGCATCGCCGCCCTAGCCCTTCCATAGGTGAGGCCCTTGCTGGTCATTAGTTTTTTAATAATTCGGTCCTGCTGTGTCTTAGTGAGCCCACCCATATCGACCTTATTGGCACGATGCACCTTGGATGCACTCAGGTCCTTCTCCTCTTGGGCGCGTGTTTGTTGCCTCCTTTTGGCAGTATCGGCACTCAACGGGGTTTCTGGGCTTCTTTGCAATCTGGTCTTAGCAACTGCCCCGCCCTGCAAGGCAGCGGAAGAAGTCTTATCGTGCGCGGCCCTCTGGACACCCGGTTGAATCCTCCCGTACGGGTGCTTGAACGAATGGTCGTCCTTAACCTTTCGGCTTTTACCCTGTGTCCCCTGGGCTAGGATTTTCTTAGCCTTTGAGATCTTCTTGTGAGCAAACTCCGTTGTGTTACCCGCGGGTGAGCGCATCTCATGGAGGGCTTCAGTGACCTCCAAAAGCGTATTTTTAAACTTAGTGCTAAATTCCTCCCCCGCTTTTAGCAGGCACTTATCTCTCTTCTTGCAGACCGCCTCGGACTTGCATTGCTTGCAAGTTGAAAATACAGGATTATTCTGAAATGGAGGTAAGTCTCGCATATTGAAAAAGGAGTCTGTCAACCAAGATGCAATTGGGCTAATGCCTCATCAATCGCCTCCTTTAAGCGGTCTTCCACTTCTACGGGCTCAAGCCCAGCCATGACGGGAGCTAGCTTCGGGGGAATGGCAAGCAGTATGGTCTTGGCCTCCTGTATCATGCTCGCGACCCAGCGTTCAACCAATGCGTTCTCCGTGTACTCCTCCCTCTTCACCGCTAGCTCATGCTCCAGCTTCTCACAAATTAGCTTGAGCTGCCTAATCTTCAGGTCATGCAAATCCTCCTCGTCCGTATTATCCACCTTGTTATTTGCACGCACCCATGCCTGGGTAGCACGTACGTCCCATGACCCATTGGCGCGCGGCTTCGGAAAGCCCGGCTCCTTGCGCCACCTTTGTATGGTCTTGCGGTCTACCTTGAATATATTCGCAAGCTCGGTCTGGTTCTTTGCCGTCTTGGGCAAAACGGACTCAACCTCGCGCATGAGTATCTCACTAGCGCGCTGAAGGTCTTCCTGAGGCACTTCCTTGCCCTGGTCCACCTTTTCCATGACTGATTTGGCCCACTTTATGTCGCTCATAGGTATAGATATACATAAACGGAAGAGGAAAAGCGGCCGCCGGGCAAGCCTGAAAAGCGACAATTTCCACCAACTTGCGGTTATGAATATTATGCTTAACTAGGTATGCGATGGCCCACGAGGCCAGTCATAGAGCCGATTTGACGGGCATGGTATACTTGATGCATCCCTTTTCAAGGGGATTCCCTCACCCACAGACGTGGTACATGTACGTGAGGCTTGCCATTCACCCTCACGAGCATTGGGGCTGTGCACACGATGATGTGCACGAGTGGCCTTTTCCTCCCTCGCTACCGCCAGGACTCGCTTTGCGACGAGCGCGCGAGGGAGCCAATTTCTTGGGGACTTACACGCTGTGAGTTCCCGCACACAAGTCGTGGCAACTTAACTCAACCAACACGACGCCACGCACCCATACACACCATGAAAAAAGTCATACTCAATGTGACCAACGCGGGCTTCACCGCCCGCGGCCTCCAGGCCCTCTTCGCGAAGAAGGCCACCGAAACCAACGCCGCGCCGGCGACCCCCGAGCAGCTGCTGAAGCTCAAGAGCTTCGCAACCTCGGACACGAAGATGGTCATTGACCTCGTAACCACGGGCGAGGAGGCTCTCCTTGCCCGTGAACTCCTCGACACCCCGCGCAAGGCGACCAAGACCCTCGCCGCCAACGTCAACGCGGATGGAGCCAAGGCTTTCGCCTACGACAAGGCGAGCAAGACCAAAGTCCCCGTGGAGGGCGTTGAAGCCACGCACTACTGTGCGACGGCTTCCTTCGCGAGCAAGATGGCGATTGACCCCGCCATCAAGAAGGCCGCCAACGCGAAGGCGGGGCTGGGCAAGAAGGCCATCGCACGCAAGGCGGCGGCCAAGAAGGCGAAGGCCAAGAAGGCCCGCAAGGCGAAGTTCGTGTCCATCGGCACGAAGGTTATGCAAGCAGCCGCGGTTGCGGCAGTAACGGTTCTCACGAGCGTGATCGCTCGTAAGGGAGCCTAGCACCACGAGACGAGGATGGGCGCGACCCAGGGGGACGGAAAATTCCCCCCTGGGTCGCAAATCTTTACGCCAGCAATGGCATTTCGCCTGTCTGACCCGGGCCAGGGCAGGCGCAAGCAACCCCGCCCGGAGGAGGTCTATCCATGTTGACCCGTAAAAAGCTTAAGCAGGTCGCACCCGGCCTGCTTAAGCGCCTGGAGGACGCCTACGGGCGTTTTTCCAAGCACAACAGCGGCGACAGTGAGGCCGCGAAGGACAAGGTCCGCAATGCGGAAGAGTTCGTTCGCGAAATCCGTGTATCGTAAGTCCGTCGCCGCTTTCATGCCGCGCCGCCCCATGTAGGCGAATATGCGGCCTGCGCAGCTGCCAGTCCTGCGCACTACAAGCAATACTGGCCCACGCTGGAAAGCCCCCCGCCCCCGCAGGCAGGCAGGGGCTAGAGAAAGTCCTGCACCCGTGTGTCCCGGCACACGCAAAACTCACCGGGCCTCTTTCCATAGGGAAATTGCGTGCACGGCGCGAGCGCGATTTCCCTCCTGTAACCCGCGCCAAGAAAGGGCATGTTATGCCTATATACAAAGGGGAGCTTGTCTCCCAAAGTCGCCTCGCACTGCTCCAGTCCATGGAGCGGGTGCAACCTGGGGTGGAGTCCGCGGAGAAATCCACGGCCCCCGCCGCAAACGTCCCCATGAGATGGGACAACACGCTCGGAAAGGCGGTCCCCCTCGCGGACTACCTTTCCGCGAAGAAAAGCTCCAAGGCGGCCGCGCTGGCCGAGAAGGAGGCCGAGAAGGAGGCCGCACGCGAAGCGCGGGAGGCCGAGAAGACCGCCCGCCGAGCGCGGGAGGCCGAGAAGGCCAAGCGCAAGGTCGAGGACGCCAAGCGGGCGAGGGCAATTGCCCGCCTCCGCCGCGTTCTCCAGCTCAACTCCCAGGGGCACATCGCCCTGGCGAGCCGGAACTTCCGGGTCAGGCGTGAGTGGGAGGCGTTCGTCGCCTCCATCTGCGTGGGGCGAAAGCTCCACTCGGCAGGGCGTGAGTGGGAGGGGGGGCATGAAGCCCCCCAGTGGCCTTCGCCCATCGCAGCGGCGGGGGCCTTCGCCCGGCTCGCGGCCATGGATGCCGCTTGTGACCACACAGGGCAAGGGATCCCTGTATGGGTCGAATACAAAGACAAGGGTTCCGTCCGCCTCCACAAGGCGGTCTCTGGAACCTATAACCTCGCAGCGACAAAGGGCGAGCTAGACTTCGCCCACGTTGCTGCATAACTGAAACCCAACCCTCCACGCCCCCAGGGAGTCGCATATCCTCCCTGGGGGCAATGACTTTCACGCACCCTGCCTTCGGACGGGCAAGGCAGAACCGGTGTTAATCGCCCGAGGAGGACAAATGTATGTCCAAAAACGAAATCCAGTCCCCCAATGTGGGGAGCAAATTCGATGGCGCTCGCGTAAGTTGCGAGTTGCCATCGGAAAACGAGGCTCTCCTTCGGGAGAGCATAAACAGCCAGTGAACTACAAGTGCCATTCGTGGCCTTGGGGAACTGCACGCCTTACACCTCACCAAGAGGCAAAGGTTACGGAGTTGCTCAAGGCACACCCAGGTTCAATCGTTGAAAAAGACGGTTGGTCCTCGGGTGGCGGATGCCTCCACGATCTATTCCGTATGTCGGATGGTATTATCTATACCGTTCATATCACGGAAGAACTCGTGGAGAAGTCCGCGGAGAAGTGGTCGTCCATCGAGGACTACTTGAACGCGGCATACAGGTACGATCCAGCCGAGGTCGAGCGTGGCTTCGGCTGGGAAACTGAATTCCCGGACTACGAGAGTAGGCGCTGGGAGCTTTAGGACGATAGGACGATAGCCTAATGAAGGTGAAGCCCCCCGGGGGGAAACCTACGCCCCGTCGGGGAAAATGGGCCCCGCACGCCCCACGCGTCGGGGACAAATATGATGGCCCCCGTGAATCATGCGAGGAACTGCCATCACCAAAGCAACAGGCTCTCCTTCGGGAGAGCATAAACAGCCAGTGATCACAATGCAAGGTGGGGGCGTCCTCACCAAAAACCTGAACTACTCGTTCGCGCAGGATTATGGCTTTCGTGACCATGACCGGTTTACGGAAATCCTACGGTTCGCGGATAGGGTAGGCGGCATGAGCGCCGTGCTGGAGTGTATGCAGAAGGTATACCACATCCAGCATGGGGCGCAAATGTTCGTTGATAAGGAGGTTAGCCGTGATCTCGCAATGACGGATATGAGTCATGTCCAGCTGGATGAGATTCCGTTCCCACAGGAATCTCTCGAGTTCTACTTCGAAGACCCGGAATTACCCACGGTACTCGTTTACCGCGGCACGATGCGGGAATTCGTTGAGAAGCTTAAAATCCCCGCTACCGTCATCAAGGAGGATAGCGAAGACGACGCGGATTCCATCAACTTCTGGGTGGAGTCCTCAAGCGGGCCCGGCATGGCATTTCGCGCCAGAGTGAGCAACTGGCACGAAGTCGTGGGAGACTCAAAACGCTGCGAAACCCTCAAGGGGAGCATAAGCTTCTCTGACGAGGAGTGGGCCCAGCTGCGAGTCATCTATCAGCTCATTATCAAGGTGCTTGCCTATGCGAGCATACCTTACCTGGCACCGCGTGAAATCGGCAAAAAAGGCTTGCCACGCGGACATGGAAAGCCAGGCGTGAAAGGTAGACCATCGCGCCCCATTCTGCGGGTGGTCTATTTGCCAGAACAAAGTGCGTCCCACGATGGAGGCGTCTCCCACGATGGAGACAGCACGAAAGCGTTTTATGGCCGCCGCGGCCACATGCGCTTCTACAGGAGTCCCCGATACAAACACATGAAGGGGAAATTCCAGTATATCGCACCGGTGCTTGGCCCCAACGGCGAAGTACCACGTACCGTGTACAAGGTGCGCAAACCCAAAACCCAAGGAGTAAAATAAATGAAATACGAAAATAGCCTACGGGCACAAATCCTGGAGGCGCCGAGCAAGGGCGCCATTGATAGGCTCTTGAAGAAGGGCACAAACTACCAGCACGCTAGCGCCCGCACCAAGCGGCGCTGGCAAGAGGCAGCAGCCAAGCGCAGGGGGGAACTATAATGGGAGCCTCCGTTGTAACAACAGAGGAACTCGAGAAGACGCTCGCCAAGCTCCCGAAGGAGTTTGCTAGCTTGATCGAAACGGACAAGAACGTCCGAAATGCGGTCATCAGCGTCCTTCAAGAAGTCAAACTGCATCCTTCAAAGGCGTTTGCCTCTGAAACAGTCGACATCATGCGCGACAACGAGATGCTGGAACTGCCCAGTGTCAAGAACATCGCAAATGAAATCATCAAGCAGCTCGACGAGAAGCCAGCAGCCGCTAAGAGGCGGGTCGTCCGTCATGTCAAGACCACTGCGACGGCCACTTCCAAGGCGATGAAGGCGATGAACAGGTACTGCCTCCCCGGCCAGGCGCTCGAGGATGGCAAGTGGTTCATCAATATCGTCGGCCCAGCAGGCGTGGGCAAGACCTATGATGCTCGCGTATTCGCTCGTGATGCCGGCTTCGACCTCGTTGTAGAGGTCGCATGTCTCGACGATATGGAACCGCGGGACTTCATCGGCGGAACGGCCGTGGACGAAAAGGGTAACTTCACCTTCGTCTATGGCCCCTTGTCAAGGGCATGGGCGGCAGCAAGAGACGGGAAGAACGTGCTCATCATCATCGATGAGATGAGCAACATCCCAACGAAGGCGAAGCAAGCCTTCCAGACTGCGGTTTCGCCGGACTTCGATGGCAACCTGTGGCTGGAAACTGGCAAGGTGCTCAAGGGAAGCAAGGATGCCACCATCGAGCAAATCCAGGCGCCCGCCGCCAATATCTCGATCATTGGGACCAGCAATGCGGGGTCAAAGTATCAGGTCGTATCAAGCACACCAGCAATCCGAGCGCGATTCAAGCCCATCTATGTGGAAGCTGATGTACCCGCCGTTAGGCGGATTATTGGTAGCATGTGCAAGGCACGTGGTTGGAAAGCCGACCTCGTGAAGTGCATTATCAACCTCTTCAAGAAGGCGGGGGACTCGGAAAAGAAGCAGCTTCTCGATGGGTCACCCGCGATTCGGGAGCTTACCCACTGGGTAAATTCCATTCCCAGCGATTGCGATGGGGATACGGAGGCGGCCACGGCCAAGCTCAAGGAGATGCTTCTGTGTCCCGACCAGGGTAATGACACTTGGTTCGTCGCGGAAGACCACGAGGGGCGTCCAATGGGCGACCAGATGACCTCGTGGACTGAAGTGGTGGAAAGGTCGTTCGCATGACACCTGCATCCAGTAAACACCGTCTATCACTTACGCCACTAAGTATTGGGTCGGTAGTAAGTCTGCACAGAAAGCGCACAGGTACTGATCTCGACGCCAAAAGTTCAATCGAGGTTACAACAGCAGTTCCGACTGCTTGTTGGTCTTGGTCGGGCGATACTCACCATATTCGTATGGGAGAGTATTTACCCGAGCAAATCAATACACCTGCGATGCTTAGTGTTGATCGTAGCAGGCGCAAGGAAACCATATATGCCCAACGGGTTATGCTCCATGAGGTTGCTCATGCCATCTACACGTCTAGGGACTTCAGCGGAATCAACGATTTGTGCAAAAAGCACAAGGTAAGCTTCAAGCTGCTCAACCTGTTTGAAGATGCTCGTATTGAAGCCTTGTTTCGCCAAAAGCGCCCGACCAAAATCAATGGCAAGCATGACCTTACCCACGATGGCCACTTCCAGCAATCAGAGACCTACGGCGTGCGTAAGTTCGAGTGGTTCAAATGGGACAAGATGGATGTCTCAACCCCCGCCAATACGTTCCTTGCATTCATTATCGCAGAAGGGACTAAAGCCAACGTGAGTGCCCTTAAGACGCTATTCCATACGGAACATGGCATGACCATGCCAGAAGAGTTTCGCCTTAAAAGCGGCGACCTCCCTAGTGTCACACAGGCGTTAAACATAGTGCAGCAATACTGGCGTTTGATTGCAGGCAAGGGAGCAGGCAAGCGATTCCCCACAACGGAATCGGTATTCAAGCTCCTTGGGCTTTGGCGCAACCAATGGGCTACACCAGAAGGCAACGATGAGCTTCATGGGCCTGGCGCTGATTTCGTTGAGTCATGTGCTGTTGCCATTGCCCCTTCTGGCAAGACGCCTCACGAAGAGAAGGCCGGAAAGCCTCCCGCTGAACCGAAGGAGAAGGGGGCAGCCAGTAAGGCCGAACCGAAGGAGGCGACCAAGCCGCCGAAGCCATCGCCCGAATATGAGGTGTCGGCTGAAAAGGACACCCGTGAAAAGGTTTCGCGATCCGGAGAAGACCACAAGGGTGACGGGCCCGACGAGGGAGTCAGGGTCTTGAGTGAACGGGAGCTGGAAGCCCGTGGTCTCACCTCCGCCTACTTCGAGATCGAGGTATGAGCGCCGCCACCTACGGATACGACGTAGATTCCGCTTGGTGCGACTCCATGGTAACTCCCTTCCGCAATGCATTTTGTGGAGGGGATGCCAAGGTGCTCGGGTTCCATAGAGGTCGATTCAAGCCACGAGCTTATGTGGCTCGAAATAGCGATGGCTTCTTTAGTCGCCGGAGCAAGAGCAAGACGGGCGTCCCAACAATATCCGCCATCATAGACATGTCGGGTAGCATGAGGGGCGAACCGGGTGAATCCGCGACCCAGTTCTGTGCGGTCTTGAGTCGCCTACATGAACTTGGCCTCGTAAATGTGAACATCTTCCTCTCCGGCGCGAGTGGAGATGAGCACCGGAACGGATTCCGGGTTCCCCTACCGCAACCCGACTGGGTGTGGGCACGTATGCAATTCAAGCATGGCACGGAATGCCTGTCCCAGACATTCAAGCTGTATATGCATGACATTGCGAACTCCGCACTTGTCACCTGCTACACGGATGCGGACATCTGCGACCGTGCACTCAAGGCGGAACTCTGGCGCAGGCACGGAACGTCATGCGTCGGCCTCTACCGCGGCCCCCTAGGGCGGATAAGGAAGATGGAGGATTACTTCGACTACACCATAGTCCGAACCAACCGGGATGACCTATTCACCTCGTACCTCTCCCTCGTCAAGGGGCTGGTACAGGCGAAATTCAAGTAACACACAACAGAAAGGACCAATGACACAGAAAACACAGAACCACAACACGGAGCTTGAGCCCATGAAGCTCATAATGGACATATGTTTTTCGGTTCCCGTCACCAAGCCCAGCGACTGGAGACGCGGGAGTGCTTCCCTCGGGATGGTTGATGGAAGCGAATGCAGAAAAGCAATCATGAAACGGCTTGCGAGCTTGTCTGACGACGAGCTTGAAGAGGCCGTTGGATTCGTTGATACAGCAGACGAATGAGGGCATATATATGGCGAATCGTGTACGTGGTCAAAAAAATACCCACGCAGTTGGTGTTCCTGTGGACCCAGTCACGTGATGGCTGGAATAAGAGAACGAAACTTCGCGGGCTATCAAAACCACCCCGGCTATGATTATTGACAGCATACGAAAAAGCTCCCTACCGACCTATCCTGCCCGACCGCGCAGGGGAGAGCACCTAACGGATGACGTCGTCGTCAAGCAGAAGGGAGGAGTCTACACCGCAAAAGTCGATGGAGACCACATTGTGGGAAATATGGTAACGGGTGATGTATACAACCGCCACGGTGAGCCCTATCGGAATAAGCTCGCTAGTGAACAAGTCAAAAAGCTACTACCCCTGTGGAAGTGGCTTGCAGCACAAAACCCAATCGAATACCACCCCAACGGCAGCGGCAAAGCGCAGGTGGATAGGTTGTGCACGGAGGAAAACGCCTGGGTATCAGCCGAGTTCCTATGCAAGCATAAGCAGTGGAAGAACCGGGTGGCGCCGATTGACTTCCCAATGCGGCCATTCACACACACGGATATGCGGAGAATGATACCATATTACCCACTTGCAAGACATGACGACAGCGATGACGCTTGTCGCGTGTTCGGGGGAGCTCGCCCTGGTCGCGCAATGAGGTCGCAGGGCATGAAGACTCATCGCTACGCAAGTCTGCGGATGGTGGATGACCATACGATACTACTCCCTTGCGTCATCCACCATGCCACGGCATCAGGAGCGATGGTCATGGCCTTCTACAAAATCCTGCGTAAGTTAGCAGAAGGGTATATGAAGCGTGATAATGAGACGACGCCATTCTATGAGGGGGTCGTTTTCGTGTCTGATTCCGGCCGATATCCCCTGCAGCTGGCAGACCCATCCCGTAAGGCAGCGGGGTGGATAAAACACAGGTTTAGCGTTTGAGATGACCAAACCCGAACCGTTTAATATGAAGGAGAAAATCATACTAGGCATATTCATCGCCATCGCAGGCTGCTTCTATAAAATCAAGAAGCTTCTGGACAAGGAGCATGGCGATGAATGATACCACCCTCATACAGGAACTCATCAAGCGCATTCGTATGCTCGAGACAGCATATGGCGACTTGAGTAAAAGAGTAAGGAAACTCGCTAGTGGTCGCGATAATGCGATGGAATCTAGCATATATATCAAACCACTCACCCGCAAGGAACGTAAACAGAAAAGGAAGGAATAACATGCCTATCACATCCAAGAAAAGCCTCACGGCTAAAAAGAAAACAACCAAGTCGCGCTCCAAAACGCCACGTATTAAGGCAAACGAGCTAGATATAGACATGGACGATCTAATCGCATTGCACAAGAAGATCGAAGAAGCAAAGGTCGTAAGCGATGAGCTTAAGTGCTCCGACGAACGCCGCTTGCTTCTCGCACAGGCGCGCGAGCGTATATTCAAGCAAGAGCGCGGGTCGTTTGTAGTCGAGCTAGAAAATGATCGTGTGCTAATGGTCAAGCCCAGCACCCGTCGTTACCCTCTCGATTCCCGTCAGCAAGAACTCATCGAGGACATCATCGAGCGCTCGGGTAATGATGCAGGTGATTACTATCACGAGTCCCATGAAATCAAGGTAGATGCGGATACGCTCTTTGAGCGCCTTGGCGAGGATCGCTACATGAAATATCAAAGCGACCTTGCCGAACTCATGGCGAAATATGAGGCAGGTGATTGCTGGTCGATGACGGAGACGGTAATTGCAAAGCCGGACTTTCACGAGTCTCGCTACAACTTGCCTCCTGCCGTTAACCTCGAGATTGAAGAGGTGAAGCCCACGACTATAGCTATCGAAGCTAAGCGTGAGATATAGCATATACAAAGACGCGAAAGAAAGAATGCGAGCTATAACGAAAAGAATCGCCGCTAGGTTGCTTGGGCCACCGCCAACTCAAG